CCCCTCATCAAGCTATTTCTATTAAAAAGAATAAAAAGGAATAAAAAAGTAAATTCTCCTTTTTTAATGCTGCTCTACAGCCCTACTCCCACGTACCTCTCAGCGTTTGGACGTATTAAAAAGAAAAAAAGGAGAAATTCCCAATAAGGTTCCTTACTAAAACCCCCTATTGAGCCATAGACCTTGAGATCTGTCCAACAAAATTCTCCTTTTTTACTTTTAATTAAAAAGTATTTGTACAAATTGGTTTGGTATGGTTAAATCTGCGTATTTTGTTTTTGTTCTTCTTTTCTCTTAGGTCTTGCTATCACTGTCTCTTAATGGTATATAGAGTATTACTAATAGAGATTTTATTATTATTTATTATATATAGCCAGTACATAATAACTGTCAATAAAAAAGGAGATTTCCCCTTTTTTATTACTTTTAATTAGATTTAATTGCAATAAAAGAGCAAAAATAGAAGAAAACCTTACAATTGGTTAATAAATGAACAGTACCTCCTCTTAAATTGTGTTTTATAGTCACCTAAGAGAACGTCCTTTTGATTATGGATCTCTTGCGAGTTCGCCCTTTACATTATGTATGTTATGATGCTCAGCACTCGGTACAAGTTATTCATCGAGACCAATGAAAACCCAAAGTAACCTAAATAACCCAAGGATAATTACATGAAGACATTTACATCCCAGAGCCAACTCAACCAATACCTAGTCGCATTAGAGCGTAGCCCTACTCTTAATGAGGACTACTACAAAAGAATAATCTCACTGAACGAAAGCCTTCTTTGTGAAGATTGCAGCGTGGAGTCGTTCCAGAAGGAGAACCGATCACCTAAATTCGCTAGCCTTACCCATGACGGCGTAGGACTTGTCATATCAGAATGTGGTGATGTATCTGATAAAGACGGTAACCTGAAGCATTACAAGCGAGCAGACCATTACACAGTGAAGATTGGGGATCGCTACGTCCCAGTAGCCAAACTAATGGTGATGGCGTTTGATAAGATCGAGAAGCCGATGAGCATTACGTATAAGTCAGGCTTGAGTGAGATACTGTCCATGAGCAACATTCAGTATAAGCAAACCTATCTGAAAGCACCGCTAAAGCGAAAGGACTTTGTATTTACCAAAGAGGAGCTGGAAGGATTCTCTTGGTCTTATAAGATAGATAACGAAGGCGCACTGTCTAACCGACTATCTTGTGATGTGAATGAAATGCTAGGGGACTTAAACGTAAAGCCCGTAACGAGCTGCCCATCGTCTGTCATTTGGCGAAACATAGAGTACCGGGGCATTGACCTATCAGTCAATCAGTACGGTGCTGTTAAGAAGATCTCACTCAGCAAGAACATTCCCAAGGTGATCTCGTCGTGCTTCGTTAAAGGCACATTGACGGTAACCATACTGGATTCCGACCGTAAGAAAATGCGAATCAGTGTCGCGTCTCTTATGATGCGGGCCTTTCACGGTGTAAGCAAGGCAAAGATCCACGTTGAATACCTTGATGGTAACCCCCGCAATACCGTCCTGCGAAACATTCAACTAATAGAGAACCGGTACAGCGCAAAGAACTAAGACATAAAAAACCCCCAATTAAGGGGGTTTTTTTTACTTCCGAGTTAGTGACCTGAATACGTAATTCCTTATATCGTTGGACTGTGCTAGGGCATCGTCATAAGCCATCAGTGCCAACTCCTTTTCAAACTCACACGTCATCAGGTTATCGTCAAAGTAACCGATCCTCTCCATCCACACATCATCAATCGTATCCATCAGGTCTATACGTGCGTTCTCAAGCTTTGCTACTGCGTCTGCGACAATAATAGGCAGCGAGCCACTACTAACAGTCAGCACGTATTCTTCTAATGCTCGAAAGTACTTCTCTTTTTCAGTCAAAATGCGTCTCCTAGGTCTCATTTATTGGGATATAGTGGCTTTATACACGCCGTGTGTCATATCTGTGAAGGTTATGAACCCATTGTACTTCGACGAAGCGATGTATTCAAGCCTAATTTCATCAGAAACCTTCACACCCATACTATATCGCGCTTTTATACTGCGCCTATCCGCTCCGTGCCTCTCTGCCTCTGCTATTGAATAAAAGAATCGTGCAAGATCATCTGCTGTTTCGATGTAGTCATCCATAATCATTCCTCAATAAAAAGCCCACTCTCGTGGGCTGTTGGTTAGATCTTTTTACCATCGCCTTTCAAGCGATTCTCTATCTTGTGATCAGCCCTACTTCGATTGTAGTTCATTTTCTCCACAAGTGCGGCACCTACGTCTAGGTTGAATCCACCCGCGTAATCAAACACCCTGATCAGCACATCGGCAAGCTCAACCTCCTCAGACTTGCGCGTGGTAATGTGATCGTCCATGCTGTTCTTGCGAACGCCCTCAAGCACCTCTGACACCTCAGAGTGGATCAGTGCAAGCATCTCACCTTTGTTGCGCTCTAGCGGCTTACCCGTCTTAATGTCAGTCCACCAGCCTGCGTGTTTAGCGCGACCGTGGCATTCATCAATAAGGTAAGTAGTAAAGACCGCGAATGCCTGTTCAACCGGCTTATTATAATCGCTCATTGGCTATCTCCCCATGAGTAGTCGTAGATTGAGTCAACAGTCCGTAATGAATCCTGATAATCGTACATAAAGTCACCATTAGCATTAGCCAAGAAGATAATTGGTGCTTCGTTGTCTGGTGTATTCATCCACTCGCCTTTACTCCATTCAGGCTTAGATACAAAGGCATGAATCATACCGTCACCGTCAGTTGCCATATAGATATAAGAGTCAGAGTCAAACAAACCAATGTAGGTAGAGTAAACCTCCAAGATATGGTCACGCTCCTCAGAGAAAGGCACCATAGGGATAGGCTCCAGAACCTCAACTTCAGTGATCTTATTGAGCTTTGCAATACCATCAAAAAACTCGGCAACGTTAAGGTACTCTCCATCAAGCTCGATATTGAAGTCCTTAGACTCGTATGTAATTTTCATCTTTCTCTCCTTCGTTGTAAGAGTGGCTATAATAACAACCCCAAAATAAGAAGTCAACACTAAGTGTTACAATAAGCGCCCATACGGAGGTTTTATGCCAAGACACTACCCTACACCCGAAGAACAGACGATACTTAGCACGATGTTCTCTGATAAATCAGAGAGTTGGCTTGCTACGCGACAGTTTATCCATTCAGAGCCTTTAAAGGCCCTTGATGTGTTGGGCGCTCTAGCAAACAAAGACCCAAAGTTCCTTGATATTCTTCACGACTTCGACCTGTGGGCCAGACCTGAGCAGTTCATGGACTGGGGTGACTGGGATACCGTAATGCTTCTGTGTGGGCGGGGTTTCGGTAAGAGCTGGTTCGCATCCAACTATATTATTGACCAAGCCAAGAAGTCAAAGATCCGTATCGCACTGTGGGCATCTGACCTGAAGTCTGCCAAACGTGTTAACTGGCTAGGCTCATCCGGTATCATCCAGAACATGCACCCAAACGACCTGAGAGACTCTGACTTTAACAAGACGGACTTGACCATCACGTTTCCCAATGGAAGTACCGTTGTGACCTACACAGCAGAGTCTTTCGAGCGATCACGGGGTGACTCAGTGCATATGTGCGTCCTCGATGAGCTGGCGGCTTGGTCATACGGCCCACAAGCCCTAGAGGCGGCTCGACTTATTATGCGATTGGGTGAAAAGCCCAAGATGCTCATCACTACCACACCTAGATCGCTGGCTATGATTAAAGACATTGCTGTGGACAGTGACGTGAAGCTGATTAAAGGTGTCACCACAGATAACTATTATTTGCCGGAGTCTTATGCCGAGACACTGCAAAAGAAGCTCACAGAGCGCATGTGGCGGCAGGAAGGTCTCGCTGAGATCTTAGATGACAACCTATACGCCATGTTTCAGATGAGCGACATAATGAACAATAGGATTACGGGTGACTTTGACTTCTCTACATTAAAGAAACTTGTGATTGCAATAGACCCGGCTGTTACCTCGAATGAGAACTCGGATTTGACCGGCATCATGGTCTGCGGCATGGGTTATGACGGCAAGTATTACGTTATTGAAGATTCCTCTATGGAGATGGCATCCCCTGAGAAGTGGAGCAGTCGTGTCGTGTCTTTGTATAGAAAGTACAACCAACATGAGTGCCCAGTGGCTATCGTGGCTGAGAAGAACCAAGGCGGCGACCTAATCACTTCTGTGATACGCAACGCAGCACGAAACATCAGAGACATGATCCTACCACCCGTAACGCTGGTTCACGCATCACGAGGCAAGGAGGTGCGAGCTGAACCTACCTCTGCACTGTATGAGCAACAGCAAGTCTGTCACGTTGGTACGTTTGAAGATCTTGAGCTGCAAATGACCGAATGGAACCCCACAGACAAGAACACTAAGTCACCTGACAGGCTGGACGCTCTTGTGTGGGCTATTACATCTCTTTCTAAAGGCATGTCTGGCACAATAACGTCTGGATATGGTGGCTATAATGAGCCGGGCATGGATAGGAAGGTAATTAATCCTTACTGCGGGTATAAGTGATATAATGATCTAAATTAAAGGAGAATAATATGTTATCACTGAGAAGACGACCAGAAACAGAAGGATCATCTGACGAATCGATTATTGACATAAAATTTAAAGATGAAGTTGTTACTATTACCCTGAATAAGATTCATGGTAGCCTTTCTATTTGGAAAGTTGTTTCAACTGACTGGGGTTCAGAAAAGTACCCTCCACTAATAGTTGCACTAGCAAATAACCAAGCTTTAACAGTTAATGACTGGCTAAAGATATACGGATCAAAAATAACCGAGGATGGACAGGCTGTTATGCACCTATCTGCTCCGCGAGAAGTAATAATAGAACGACGGGATAGAGCATCATACAATGATAATTAATAGCGGATTAAACGCAACACATGGTATTAGGTCGCAGTATTTTAGTGATCAATATTCAAAAAATAGAATTGTAAGAGATCTTGTTGTCGGACTAACTGCCCTGCGCGGAACAAAAGATATTGTATCCAGTGTATCTGCCGAGACACCTTATTTACCTAAATTCCCAAATGAACCCGATGAGTTTTATATTCTTCGAGTCGCACGTACCTACCTGACGAACTATTTTAAACGAGCCATCACGTCAGACTCCGGTAAGATACTTGCGAATAACGTAATGATTTCAATTGACGGTTCCACCAACGACGATATTCCAGAGCCTTTTAATGGCTGGGTTCAGAACATGAACCTTGCTGGCGACAATCTCACGATGGTAACCCAGTCACAGCTTCAAGCAGGCATGCTCAAGGGTGTTTCCTTGGCTATGATCGACTTTGATGCAGGACTTAACCGACCTTACCTAAGATCAATTGACGTTGACTCCGTTATTGCATTTAAGAGCGATGCACGAACCGGTAAATTAAGCTACATTAAGTTTTTCTTTGATTATATATCTGATAGTGAAGAAGACTACAACACAGAATCATCAATATTTGAATTAACTCCAACCACGTGGACTATTAGCGATTCAAACAATGAAGTTTTGGAAACTGGCGATATTATCCGCTACCGAAACGGCAAGACGCGAATCACTGATGAAATTCCAGTCGTTGAGTTTTATACAAACAAACTTGGAAAGATGAAAGCAGAAAGCCCTTACCAGACTCTGGCAGAGCTGACTATTGAGCACTTTCAAGTTTACAGTGACATTAAGAACATGATGTTCTACGCACTGACCCCTATCCTGACTGCCAAGAACGTGCCTGCTGACTTCACCATCGAAATGATGGCATCTTACATGATGGTTCGCATGCCAGAGACTGGTGAGAAGTCCCCAGAGCTTGACTGGACTCAGGTAGACTCTGCAGCAATACAAGAAGGCCAGAAGCAGCTTGAAGGCATCGAGAGACGCATCAGCACCTTCACTATTGACGCTAACGCACTGCGACCCGGCGCACAAACGGCTACGCAAACATCAATAGAAAGCCAAGGCTCGAACGCAGCTCTGAGATCTTTTGCGGTTGCTCTGTCTGAGCATGTGCAAAACATTCTTGAAGTAATGATGAGCTACACGCTTGAGTCTGACAAAAAGATTAAAGGTTATATCGCTCCAGAGTTCAACTCAATGGAATCCGATAAGGAAATGCGAGTCCTTATGGAAATGCGACGAAACTTGGATCTATCATCACTTAACATTGTTGATGCAGCTATCCAGCGCAAGTTACTTCCACCAGACTTCGATAAAGCAGCAAACGCAGAGGGCTTGATTAAAGAGCTTGATGAAATGCTCAAGTACGAGAGCGCAAAAGCATCCTTTAATAGTGCGCCAGAAACTGCGCCAACTAATATGCCTGACGACCTTAACGGAGATGTCCCTGACGGGCTTCTGGCGGGTAACGGAGAAGAGCAAATCACAGATAAACCACGGGACGCATAGTCCTGTGTTATAATTTCCACCCACGGAGCTATGGAGAAACTCTTCATACGCAAGGCGTAAACGAGAAAGGTAACTAACAATGAGCATTGATTTTAACGACCCAGAAGTACAACGAGCAATTCAAGAACGAGCAACAGAAGTAGCCCAAAGCATTATCTCCGACAAGTATGTTCCGGTCGAAGATATTAACGGCCTTAAAGCGAAAAATACAGAGCATCTTGGAAAGATTGTAAAAAACAAGGAAAACTATGGCGACCTAAATGAGAATGATATGTCGGAATTA